GAATATCTGATGATGATTGGTCACGGGTGAACGAATATCAAAGCGAATTGCAGATGATGATATATGAATTAACATCGGCGGGTTAGTAGGTCTGAAGAAGAACGAAAACCCGTTGTAGCGGTGGGGCAGTAACATCGGATGGGCGGTGTGAAATCCTACCGTAGTGGGGCGGTGGCTTGTTAGTCTGGGCCGGTGGGTTTGGGAAGACAACAACCCCGCCCCGCGACATAAACAAAATGAGGGGTTGACAATGGTGGATCGCATTAATAGAATAAATCCAGTGGCTAAGGCAATGATGCAAAGCCACCGCCGGACACAGGTTGTGCCGGACAAAAAGAAATACAACAGAAAACGGGACAAATATTATGCGGGTAAAGATAGACAAATTTCGCACGAAGCGGACAAACAAAAAGCGGATGACTGAGGCGCAGGTTCGCCGGGTCAATGCCAAGCGTAACAAGTATGCCATTCAAACCATGTGGGCAGAAAGTGGGGCCAAAAATGAATCGGTTTATAATTGAGAAAACGCAGGAAGAAATAGCTAGATCATTGTGTGATCAGCATATTGTCAAGATGCCACTAGAAGAGGCGCAGATGCTATGCACCGCTGTGCGGGTACATGCGCCAGATTTTGCAGAAGAGGCTGGCATATACAAGACAGCGTATCTAAATCACCCATGCACACAATGGGCTAGAGAAACACGCATTAATTATCGGTACGCTGTGCGGTTGTTCAAAGCCATGAACGACGAATATATGCACCGCTATCCATTGAGGCGTGACGGCACGGCTAACACAGGCCATGCGTCAATGCGCCACTTTGACGCATTGGTTGAAGCGGAAAAGTATATACCGGATTTGTACAACTTTATGACGCCACACCCGCAGTGCTTTAGCGGGTGGGATGAATGCAAGACGGATGAAAACTGGCCTATACGTGCATATCGTGCGTTTTATGCGCTTGACAAAATGAGTTTTGCAAAGTATAAAAAGGGACGTGACATGCCGGATTGGATGAACCCGATGCCGGATTGGCTAGAGAGGATTTACGACAATGGCTAACACATGGAAACTAATTATGGATTGGCGGTATAACCCGCTGTCACACATACCTGACATGAACACACGGCACATGGTGATGCAGGTGCTGGCATGGATGTGGTGTATTATCTTTAGCATGTGGGTAGGTAGCATCGTTGCCTTTGGTATTAGTGCGCTTGCCCATGCCCTGCTGATTGCCGGTATCTTTATCACGGCAGGTGTGTTTGAAACAGCCAAGCGTAGGCCACAGTATTTCGGTGGGCTTGGCAGAGGCAATGGGGGTGAACATGAATAAGCTATGGGACAAAGCTGTGGAATACTGCCTCACGCACGATGACATTGAGATATTCCTGTTTGCGTGCTGTTGGGCCTTTTTGGGCTGGATGGTGTACCATGCCTTCAACGGAATCATGGAAAGGATATACTGCTGATGCGAGATATACGAGTCGAACTTATAGATAAAACAGAGGCTGGCTTGCAAAAACAGGTTGACTTATACTTCAAAGGATGGCATCCTTTTGGGTATGGAACAAGGCTGGTTCGTCCGGTCAAGTATGATGAAGACCGGCAGTGTTGGGTGGCCGTAATTACCCGACAGACATCTTGTGATTAGGAGAATGATAATGAACATAGCACATGACGATAGGTTAGCTTTACTGAAAGCACACAATGACTTGAAGGACATCCTGCAAACTATCTATGACTGTCAAGACATCTGGATGTCTGATGTGGGTAAGTTGGAGAGCATGTATTGTGACCTGCACCGCATCTTCAAGTTCGTACCCAAAGAGGACGAGGACGGAAAACGTATGCAATATGCAGATTGGGTGCTGGCAGAGGATGACAACGCTTGACATTGCGTCAGCAAACTGATATAACATGACATCACTTAACGGACAAAGGAGACAGATATGCCGTTAGATTTTGCAAACACATCCGTCGTGGATGTACCAGAACACCTTGATTTCCCTGTGAAATATGAGGATACAAAGATGGAAGGCCAAAAGTATGTTATCAATGGCAACACTGATGAGTACATTGGCATCGTCGGCAGTGGGTTCAAATGTGAAGACCATGGCGACTTCTTCCGCAAGGTAAGTGCCACCATGACTGAACACCTGTCACAGTATGAATTGCTGGATGCAGAGGTAACATGGAAGGACGCCTACAACAACGGCATGGGCATCATGGATGTTCGTCTGCCTAACGTGTCTGCCAAGATCAGGACTACGCGCCATGAGACTGAAGTGCAACAGCGCATCATTGCTCTGCATGGTGTCAACGGAACCTGCTCTAACGTGGCTATCTTTGGGGCGATTGATTTCTTCTGCCTCAATGGTATGATCACTGGTGATCACGACAAGGTGAAGCGTAAGAACACCAGCGGCTTTGACATGGATGCGTTCATCCGTAGGCTTGGCAAATCCAAAGACAACTTCTACGCCAAGACAGAACAGATGCAGCGGTGGGCTGAAAGTTCTCTTGTCACTGTGGATGTCAAGGCTCTGCTTGAAAGCATTATGAAGAACAACAAGCAAGCTGAGAAGATGTTTGCTCTGTATCGTGAAGAGGTAACGACGCGAGGCCAGAATCTGTGGTCCCTCTACTCTGCCTTCACTAACTATGCAACCTATGCTGATGAGCGCAATGGTTTTAAGATGCGTGAGACAGGCAACGATACACAAGCCAAGACAATGCTAGATCGTGAGTATGATGTGGCGCGGTGGGTGAATACCTCACAGTTCCGCTCACTTGTAGACACACGTTTTGTAGCCTAAAGGAAAGAGGTGCGTCATGCTAACAATTAATAAATCTACCGGTATGCTCATTGGTTTAGCAATCGGTGATGCGCTTGGCGCACCTCTGGAATTTAGACCAGCTAGGAATCCTGATAACTATCTGAAAAGATATACAAAAGGCGGCGTATACAATATGGACATAGGTGAGTGGACAGATGATACAGCCATGGCACTGGCTATGGCAGAGTCCATAATTCACTATGGCATGTTTGATGCTAACGATATCATGGATAACTTTGTAGCTTGGTATCAAGAGGGAAAGTTCGTTCCAAGAGGTTCTTGCTTTGACATAGGCGTAGCCACCAGCCAAGCACTAGATAGATACATGCTTGATCCTGACAGTCCATATAAAGGTGATCCTAGTCCTATGAGGGCGTCTAATGGTGCGCTAATGCGAATTGCGCCGGTTGTTATAGCCGCTAGAAACAAAGAAGAATTATTTACAATGGCGGTGCAACAAACTATACTAACACATGCGTCACCACTATGTATTCAATACAGTGTGATGCTGGCAGAGGAATTGTATCATGCAAATCCGTTGCAAAAATACAAAGAGTACAGGCACGATCCTGATGTGAAGCCAGAAAGCATTGCATCGTCTGGGTATGTGGTGGACACGTACACTGCGGCAATGTGGGCGTTCCAATCGACAGATAACTTTGAGGATTGTGTGATAGCCGCTGTCAACAGAGGAGATGATGCAGACACTGTTGGTGCCGTTGCCGGTATGATAGCTGGCGCACACTATGGTTATACAAAAATACCCAAGCACTTCACAGACGATTTGATGTGGCACGATAGATTGTTTAGTGCTGCCGTCAAACTACACAGGAGATAAGACATGCTGTCTATTGAAAGATTAGCAGAAGAATACTGTTCTTCACATGATTTCAAGAACTTACGTGAAGAAACTAAGTTGCATTATAAATATCTTTTACGTGTTATGTTTGACACAGAGATGTCCGACACTAGGCTTGGTGTGATGGATCATGCGTCCATTACGACAAAGCAAGCCAAGATGGCTTACGACTTTTGGTGTGATCGTGGTATTCCATTTGCGAATCATGTAATGGCTACGACGCGCATCTTGTTTAACTATGCAGTGAGGATGGAGCATTGCAATCTAAACCCATTCTCATCCGTCCGTAGACGCTCCTCCAAGCCACGTAAAGTGCTTTGGGGTAGGGAGGATATACAGAAGCTGCTAGACGCCGCCTACAGCGATTTTAGCACCCGAAATATTGGACTGATAGCGCACATGGCATACGCTTGGTGTCAGCGCGTGGGTGACATGCGTCTTCTTACATGGGATACTATACAATTTGATAAGGCACGTGTACATATTGAACAATCAAAGCGTAGGGCAGAGGTATTCTTGCCCATAGACGACGACTTGCTCGACATGTTACAACAACAGAAAGAGGATTTTGGATTTCAAAAGTGGGTTGCGCCAAGACCACAACCTGTTGGTGGTGAATACATCCCATATAGCGAGTACAAGCTGCCACTACATGCAAGAAAGTTGATGGACGAGGCTGGTTTGTCAAGAGAACTGCGACTATCTGACCTGCGGCGCACAGGCACAACAGAAATGGTTGAGGCAGGTGTAGGAATAGGACAAATCATGTCGGTAACAGGACATGCTAATCCACAATCAGTAAAACCATACATGAAAAATACGTATGCTAGTGCAAATAATGCCTTGACAGCACGTAAATCGTATGGTAAAAGCACTTAACTGCCGCACAGGAGAGAGTATATATGAATAATATATATAACATTATAAGTGATATGAATGTACCAGTTGGTACGACAGTTAGAACTAAGTGTCCTAGCTGTGGGCAACGTACATTTACAGTGACTAATAATATGGGATCACTTGTATGGAATTGTTTTCGTATGTCTTGTGATCTCAAAGGTGGAACACGTGTGCGTATGTCAGCGGATGATATTCGTGTGCAGCTATCTGATGCAGAACGCTTTGCAGAAGACAGCTTTGTTATGCCGGAGTATCTTGTTCCGCATAACTACGACGTGATTGAGTGGGCTAGTGAGTTGTATGGGCTTGACGCAGAAGAGTTAGGCTTGCTGTATGATGTGCGTGAGCATCGCGTTGTGTTTCCTATCAAACATAACGGCAAAGTTGTGGATGCTACAGGACGTGCGCTTGGTAAGCGTCTGCCTAAATGGCGTCGATATGGAAAAAGTGGCTTGCCATATGTTAGTGGCTGTGGTAAAGTCGCCGTAGTTGTTGAGGACTGCGTGAGTGCCGCTGTAGTTGGTAGCGGTAATGCTGTCGGGGTTGCTGTGCTTGGGACATCTTTGTCTGATGCACACAAAAAATATCTCGCGCAGTTCTCAACAGCCATCATTGCACTTGATCCCGATGCAGTGCGTAAAACTTTAATGATGGCAAAAGAATTGAGAGGACACGTCAATAATGTTCGTGTTCTCTACTTGACAGACGATCTGAAATATCGTAATCCAACTGACATGAAAAACCTAGCCGACATAGGAGATGTTTAATGGAAGTAGCAATGTTAAGAAGTCTGATGGACAAAGGATTCTACGATGACCATCGTGGTGCCAAGTGTCCTGACAGGCTCTTTAGTTCTGACAATAGGAAGATTAAACAGACAATAGACAGAGCCATGGATCACTACAATCGTAGCGTGACTCCAGATGAAGTTGAGGCTTTGTTTTTGTCTAACAATCCTACGATGACGACAGCGCAGCGCAATGGGTTTGCTAGTCTGTTTTCTCAAATTAAACGAGAGGA